TGGGTATTTATGTTGGGAATATGTTGTCTGTTAGGCTCACGAACTTGTCAGGGGTATAGGTTGTGCTTGGGTGTAATATATAGGTGTCGAAAGGAAAGACACTTACAGAAAGGAATTGTAATGGCTTATAGGTATCATGTTGAATGTACTAAGGAGTTAGGGAATATTGCAAGCTCTCGCACTTATAAGTATGACCAGTTTTCAGAAGCCTTTGAGCGTTTTGTCTTTGAAACTAATATCTCGTCTGATAAGTCGTTCTGTTGGTCTGTAGTTTTGTATGATATGGACTTGTGCGATATCAAGTGCAGAGTTGATAGCACGGACTTTGAATAACGCTAACAGTTGCGGCACTGTGCAACAGTACCGTAACGTGGGCGCTATCCATAGGGGGATACGCATAACAGCATAGGAGCTAATTATGACCGCTTATGAGAAGTATTGTAAGCTCACCGATATTCTGGGCGCTGGTAAACTTGCCGATGAGATGTTTAGTTGGTTCAACATGGACACTATGGATGACTGCATGGACGATATTGCCAATACGTGGGATATTGACTTTAGAGACGAATACGGCGAATAGCGATAACGCCAACAGATATAGCACTGTCCAACAGTGCTATATTGTAGGCGCTATCCAACAGGGATACGCACAACAATAGGATAGGAGAACTATGCTTAACGTGAAACACGATTTTACCGTCCATCCTAAAGTAGCTGCACCGCGCATTTTCGCTATCGGTCATACGTTGGACGATGTGTATGGTAGCTATTCCATCGAGAAAGCTCGCGCCTATACATATTGTAAGGAATTGTGCGAGAGGTACGAAGGTTATGACTTTTGCATCACTTCGGCGAACACGTTCGCGTTCACAGTCAGTTTCGACTTTATCAACCCCGACGATAATAGGCCCATGCGCGCCATTATCACGCGCACCTACAATCACGCCTATTACTTGGATTAGCTATGTATACAATCAATTTCTCCAGCTTGCTTGACGGCGAGATGTTCAGCAATTCATATACCTATCACTATTTCATCACCGCAATGAGCACAGTTGACAATATTATGCGCGACTATGCTTCAATACCCATTAAAGACGGCGATTGTTGGTCTATCACTGTGCTTTACAACACTCATACCGTTCTCACCCTGAACAGTGATATGTTTTAACGTCTAGTCAGCGCACTCGCGCTAGTGCGCTGCCATAGGCGCTAATGCCTAGAGATAGAGAGGAGAACATATGGATAATGTTCACGCACCATATCACTATTGTCATGACGGCATAGAATGCAAGGACGCTATGCGGGCCATGATGGGTGAGCAAGTCGGTTACAGCGCTATGCTGTACGTATGGTGGGGCTTCGCGTTCAAGTACCTATGGCGATGGTCGTGCAAAAATGGTATAGAGGACTTGCGCAAGGCGAAGCAATGCATCGACTTTATGATTGGAGAGATTGGCGATGAGTGATATTACCTGGTGGGAGATTAAATGGTTCCTGTTCCTCACCACTGAATTTGCAATTCATATTTTCGCAATCAACGGCATTTTGGCCTTGTTTGAATCTATGGGAGTGTAATTGTGTATAAAATTGATTTGTTATGCTTTGGCACGGATTACGGTTGTATAGTTGAAACCCGACGTTCGGCTGTTAATGTGTATTATATGCTAGTAGGTATTATTGCCGAACATTCAAAAGAGTGGTTGATTCAATTGAGCGATTTGGACACAGGCAAGATTCTTATTGAGTTTGATTCCGAGCTTATGGAGGGTATATTATGACCAAATACCTTGTCACGATGAATAGCACCGGCTATGGGCGGTTCGGTGACCCGCGAGAAGAGCTCTTGTGTGAGGAAGTGGATTCAAGCGGGCTGTATCTGTTGTTCGCCGATATGGCAGCGCTTGCCGAGAGTGCGGTAACGGAGAATCCTGTCAAGCGCCTGAAAATAGAGGTTATTCGTATCTGATGAAATATGTACTTTCTGTGAAACGAAATTTCTCGATTCGGCCGCCCTAGATTGATGTAATATATGAGTTGTCCGTTACAGGCTGTGCGAGAAGAAAGGTTACGAAAATGGCACAGACTATCACGCGCAAGTTCGAGGTTTACCAGCTCAAGGCTTACAAGCCTGCAATCAATGAGGCTGGTGAGCTGGTCGCGCAGACCCTTTATGACGGTGAGGCCCTTGAGGTTGCCATGAATGACACCAAGGCCCGCAAGATTGTGTGCGAGAAGTTGGGCATCGGTCGCATCCCCCAGGGCACTATGCTGACCTACGTCAAGACTGGTGAGCGAGTTTACGCGATGCCCACCCATACGTTCATCGAGAACGCCACTATGATTGAGACCACGGAGGAGATGTAACATGGCACTCAACACCTGTTCTTTCGCTGGCAACCTCGTTGCCGATTCCACCCTGCATGAGCTGGGCGATGATAACGGTGTCCTCAATTTCCGTTTGGCGGTCAACAACAAGAAGCCTGTCAAGAAGGGTCGCAAGACCGTGTATGAGGATGACCCGCTGTTCCTGAACTGCGCTATCTTCGGCAAGCGCGCACTCTCTCTTGAGGAGTACATGCTCAAGGGTGTCAAGGTGGCGGTCACTGGCGAGCTTCGCGCCAATGATTGGGAGGACAAGGACGGCAACCAGCGTCACGATGTTCAGCTGGTTGTGTTCAACGTTGACTTCATGTCCACCAAGGAGCGTTAGGCACTGTGGGGAGGGCATAACCGCCCTCCCGCCGATTGGAGGTTTGATGGGAGCGAGTAGGTACGGGGTGTGGTATGACCTGGAATCCTCCCCCTATTCCGTCTACCGTCATGGTATGGAGTTCAAATTCTCCTCCTCCACTCACGCCGACCGTTTCAGGCTCCTGGTCTCGGAGCGTGAGGAGAAGATGGGGAGAGAGATTGCCCGACGTGTGGGGTGCAAATCGGTGAACATGGATATTCCAGCTTGCATCCAGCTTTACCGTCAGCTTGAGACCAGGGGCTTTTTGATTCTGATTGGAGAGGAGCGCGTGACATGCGCAGGACACCTAAGATTAAGTGGACTAGACGCCAGGTCAATAGGCTGTCCGCAGCAGTCCGCGCTTACAATAAGGCGCTCGGAGCTGCTGGGTTAGACCCCACCATCGCGCCGCCCGAGGTCAGTTACCAGGAAATGAAGTCTCAAATCACCAGTGCGAAGCAGCTCAACACCATCGTGAACAGATTGAAGCGAGCCAAGCGCAAGGACGCTTTCGAGTTGGTGCAGACCGAGACTGGCGTTACCACCAAGTACGAGCTGCGTGAGACGCGCATCGCGTTCTCGGTCAAGGAACGCCGCAAGTCGATGGAGCGCAAGGCGCGTGGAATCATCCTCGGTGAGAGGTACGTGGGAAGTAAGAGCCTGACCCATGCGGAGCTTGCTCCCGCAACGGTCAAGCCAGCGCAGATGACCCAGAAGCAACGCCGCAGGTTACTTGAGACGGAGTTCACTGCATCGGCAAAGACCAAGTATGACAGGGCTGGTGACATGTATTCCAATTATGTCGCTGCAATGGAGACGGTTGGAATGGATATCTCCAACCCGACGCTGTTCGCCGATATCGAGAACATCGTTAAGTACGCCAAGGACAACGAACCCGAGTTCCTGGTATGGGCCTTTGACAACTATGGTGACGAGCTGTCTATCGATTACGTGTACGATGACCAGCAATCTATGGCACGCAGGGCTCTTGTCTTGAGGGATGCGTGGGACCGAGCTAGAGAGGAGTGGAACGAGAACCATGCTTAGGTACATGTGCGACTTCGAGACAACCACCGACCCTGATGATTGCAGGGTGTGGGCCTTCGCCGCAACGGATATCGACACCGTGTACACGCATGAGAACACCGTGTATGGCAAGGATATCGCCGAGTTCATCGACTGGTGTTCCAAGCTGGGCGAAGCGAAGCTGTGGTTCCACAACCTCAAGTTCGATGGGGAGTTCATTTATTCATACCTCCTCAATCACGGGTGGGAATGGGTGGACGATATCCGTCATTCCGAACCCAGGACGTTCTCCACTCTTATCAGTGACAAGGGTTTGCATTACAATATCAACATGAGGTTCAACGCCTACGATGTTGTCAAGGTGTATGACAGTCTCAAGGTCCTGCCCATGCCAGTCTCCAAGATTCCAGCTGCCTTCGGTCTGGATGATGCTAAGCTGGACCTGGATTACAAGGGCAAGCGCGAGGTGGGGCATGAACTCACCGAGCATGAGCGGGCTTACATCCGTGAGGATGTCGTTATCGTGGCCAAGGCTCTCAAGACCCTGCTCGACCAAGGGGATACCAAGATGACCGCTGGTTCCAATTCCCTTGCGGCGTATAAGCGCACGGTCGGGGGTGAGAAGCGGTTTCGCAAGATGTTCCCCGTAATCGAGTGCGACCCTGATGTGAGGTTGTCATACAAGGGCGGTTGGACGTATGCGGACCCTCGATTTCGCGGGGAGGGACGCGGGGTGCGGTATCTCGTTCGACGTGAACTCCCTGTATCCATCGCGCATGAGGTACGAGCTGCTTCCATACGGGGAGCCTAAGTACTTCAAGGGGGAGCCGAAGCTGGGGCTGATGTATGATTTGTTCATCGCCAAGATTCTGATAGACGCTACCGTGAAGCCCGACCACCTTCCATGTATGCAGTTCAAGGAGAACTTCGCCAAATTCGCCCCGACCGAGTATGTGACCGATACACAGGGCATAGTGGCAAGGTGCGTGACCTCCGCCGAGCTTGAGCTTATCCGAGAGCAGTACGATATCCACCATCTTGAGTTCGTTGATGGGTACATGTTCAAGGGGTCCAGGAACTTGTTCGCCGACTTCGTGGACGAGACGATGGAAGGTAAATCGCAAGCCGCCATCGACGGAAACAAGGGTATGCGTCAGCTGTTCAAGTTGCGCGCCAATTCAAGTTACGGCAAGTTCGGCACCAGTACCAGGGTCTGTTCCATGAAGCCCACGCTTCTTGAGGACGGACGGATTAGATACGTTAGATTGGCGGAGGAGGAGAGGGAGCCAGTGTACGTCCCAGTCGCGGCCTTCATCACCGCTTACGCCCGCTCCTATACCATCCGCGCGGCCCAGGCGAACTACCCCAGGTTCATGTACGCCGATACGGATTCCATCTACCTCCAAGGCTATGAACCGCCTGTGGGAATCGAGGTGGACGATGTGAAGCTGGGCGCGTGGAAGCAGGAGCACAAGTTCCAGCATTTCAAGGCCCTCCGTGCAAAGACCTACGTGTTTGAGGAGGATGGTGAGCTTATCATCCACTGCGCGGGGCTTCCCGACCGCTGCCACGATTGGAATCCCGAGGAGGGTGAGGAGCTGCCGAGCGCCGATGATATCTACACCGAGGTCACGTTCGACAACTTCGAGATTGGCGCTGAGTACTGGGGCAAGTTGTACAACCATCACACCGCTGGCGGCTCGTATTTCACCACTGGCGCGTTCAAGATAAGGGAGTAACATATGGATAAGACCCATAAATGGATGCTTATATTCAATGTGATTATCTGGATACTCAAATGTATTACACTTGCATTTACATTCACCCTGTTCTTTAAGATTTGGCTGTGATGTTGATATGTGGGTAAGGAGGGGATGGTATGGTGGATAAGATTTTTTGATGCTATGGCTGTTCTATTAGGGGTGATGGTGATTAGCGCAATATTGGCACTAATCGTTATGCTACTTTTATTTCTTATTTATATGATTATAAGTTTCTGTCAGACAATATGGGAGCTGATATGTGGGTAGTAGATTTGACCGTTGTCCATGAGGGTGTGCCTAGGTCCAAGACATGCGGGTTCTACACTCGCGCAGCCGTGGTCGATTTCTTCGAGAAACTGCTGCACAAGGGCAATGTGCTCACCATCAATGTTCACTATGACGAGAAGCTGGGAAAGCGGGGTGATAAGCAATGAGTGCCTTCAAGGAAGCACTTGAGCATCTGGCTGGCATCGAGGATGCCGAGGAGCGCGGGCTTCAAGCCGCGCTGCTGGACAGCCAGATTGAGGAAGCCACCCAGGCCAACGATTTCACCGAGCAGGAGAGAGCGGAGTGGGAGCAGGTCAAGGAGGCCCACGCCAAGATGAAGGAGGAGCTGTCGGACCTCAAGGTGAAGTACGCCAACCTGTACTTCGCTGGGACGGATGACAACCAGCTCCCCAAGAGCTATAATGAGCCGAAGCCCACCACGCTAAAAGACATTTTGGGCTAGAAGAAAGGAAAGCATATGCCTACCCCCAAGCGCAAACCGACCGCCGAGCAGGTGGCCAAGTCCAAGCAGGAGCTGAGCGGTGCCGACATCACCCGCGCTCTGCTCTCCGAATCCCAGCAGGCTTCCGATTTCGTGAATCCCGACAGCGCCCAGAACGCCGACGCGACCCAGGTGTTCAATGACCTTGAGCGCGCCAACGTCCTCTCCGTAGCGCGAGACGGTCAGGGTCGAGTGACCGCCTTCTCCCTGGACGTGTCCCCGTATGGCGAGCAGGCGTTCGCTGGCGTGATGAACGGTTACGAGCAGACCAACAACCCGTTCCTCCGTCTCCTTAAGAACTTCATCTGGGAGTACATGATTTGGAATCGTTTGTGGGATGACCCGTGGTCCTTCTGCGACATGGGCAACCTCGCCTTCGGCGATGGTAAGGTCGAGACCTTCGTGAATCCCGCCAAGGCCCACGTCTACTCCCCGCAGACCGCCGAGAAGACCGTGTTCAAGCGCGAGATTCCCGAGTACCTTGCCGCCTACCACAACACCTGGGTCCGTATCTTCTACAAGCAGACGCTTCAGGACACCGACCTCAAGTGGGCCGTCACTGGCTATGAGACCATCACGGCAATCACCAACCAGATTGTCACCGCGATGTACAAGGGTCTCCAGATTGATTCCTTCCAGCTCAAGAAGTACGTTATCGCGCGCAACATCCTGGCTGGCAATGTGAACGTCCTCAAGGTCCCCGCGCTCACCAAGGACACTGCCAACGATGTGTTCACCGAGATGCAGATTGCGTCTGGCATGCTCCGCTATCCCTCCGAGGATTACAACATGGGCGGCGCTCTCAACGAGACCCCGTATGAGAACCAGATTGTGATTTCCACGGTCAAGACGAACCGCCTTATCAACGTGAACACCCGAGCCACCCTGTTCAACCTCTCCGTCGCGGACTACATGTACCGTGAGAAGGAGGTCGATTCCTTCGGCAAGTTCAACTGGGAGCGCCTGACCGAGATTTTCACCGACCCTGAGACTGGCAAGGTGGACCCCTGGTTCAAGCACTTCTCCCAGGACGAGCTCAACCTGCTCAACGGCATCCCCGCCATTCTCATGGACGAGAAGGCGTTGATGAAGTGGAACCGCGAGCAGTACATGGACCAGATTTGGAACCCCGAGGGCCGCTATTGGAACGAGTTCCTGTTCACCGATGACCTGTACTCGTTCTCTCCGTTCGCCAACGTGGTGGTCCTGTCCGAGACCGCTTCCACGGTCACTGCCGTGGCGGTCTCCCCCGCTTCCGCTACCATCACGCAGGGGCAGTCGGCGGTACTGTCCGCCAAGGTCTCTGGCACTGGCGTGTTCTCCCAGAACGTCGAGTGGTCCTTCGAGCCGTCTGGCGATTCAATCACCGAGGTCAGTTCTGGTACCTACATGACTGGCTCCACCCTGTTCATCGGCAAGGACGAGAAGAACAAGCAGTTCACCGTCACCGCCACGTCCGTTCAGGACGGCGAGCAGACGGGTCAGGCCACCATTACCGTGAAGTCCGCCTAATTTAGAGAAAGCAGGTGCGGGATATGCCCATCCCATCTTCAATCATCAGGTTCGGCAACGCTCCTCTCACCAAGCCCGATTCTGGGGTGTGCTATTCCCGCACCTTCTCCTCCGCCGCCGAGCAGAAGTCGTGGTTCACGGCAAGGCTGACCAATGTCAAGGAGGGTAACACCGAGATACGCCCCTACTCTGGCAGGTACGGCGCTCCGTGGAACGCCGACGATATCATCACCAGCGATTACATGATGTTCACCAATGACGGTGCCAAGTGGTACTACGCCTTCATCGACAGGGTTGTGTACGTCAACGAGCAGCGTTGCGATATCTACTTCACCATTGACGATTTGCAGACGTGGTACTTCGACTACACCTTGCGCCCCGTGTACGTGGAGCGTGAGCATGCCGCCGATGATTCAATCGGCGCTAACATCCTGGACGAGCCTATCAGCACTGGCGAGTTGAGGTATACCGAGCAGTATTCCTACGATGACATGATGGATTGTGTTCTGGTCGTTGATACCACCGAGCAACCAGATGGCGTTGGGGTTGTCGGCAATCAAAAGAAGAAGGATTGCAAGGGCGGCTATATCAACGGCCAGTACTCTGGTTGCGGCAAGGTTGTGTTCGATATCGGCAGCGGCGCTGTAGGCGCTGGTCAGCCTAATATCTGGTTCTCACATATGAACCAGACGGGTGGCGGTGCGTCTATCATCGCCGCCTATATGGTTCCGAAGGTTGTTCTCAAGGGCGCTGATGACAGTTACTTCTTCAAGAGCGGTAAGAACATCTTCGACACATACCCAGAAGCGTATCCCATCGGTGGAGTTGTTGACCCTGCTATCACAGCTCACGGCTCCATTGACGGATATAAGCCCAGGAACAATAAACTCTACACGTACCCTTATAACTTCATGCGCGTATCCAACCTTCGCGGCGGATATCATGATTACCGTTTCGAGTTCTTTGCAAAGTCATTGCGTTTTATCGTCAAGGGGTCCGTTGACCCGACTGGCGATGTTGTGATTATCCCCATGAACTACAATGGTAAGGATAACAACCCCGAGGAGATTATGAATCTCGGCGGGTATGCGCAGTGTTCCTGGGCGTATAACTCCTATGATAATTATGTCGCTCAAAACGCTGCATCCAATCTGTTCGGTTATCTCGGTGGTGCGGCTATGGTCATTGGCGGTGCCGCAGCTGTCCTAGGCGGGAGTGCCTTCGCTCCAATTCCGATGACCCTGGCTGGTTTCGCCGAGGGCGCTATGCTCGGTAACTTTACAGATGTTGACCCCAAGTCAACCACCAAGGGACTTATGTCTGCTGGCGCTGGCGCGGCCACCGCAGCTGGATTGGGAGCGCGTATGTTGGACGCATCCAACGCACCCGACAAACTTATGGGCAGTACGTCCAACAGCAGCAACTTCCAGTTGAATCGCAACAAGTTCGTGTTCAATCGCATGTGCTGTCAGCGTCAATTTGCCGAGCGTATCGACCAGTTCTTTGATGTGTACGGCTACACCACCCAGCGCGTCAAGACCCCAGACCGCAGCAGCCGCCCTCACGTCAACTACTGCAAGACCAGGGACGCGCAGTTCCAGGGAACAGTGCCAGCTGATGCTATGGACCGTATCAACCGAGTGTGGAATCAGGGCATCTGGTGGTTCCACGATAACAACATAGGCGACTTCTCAATTGCAAACAAGTAAGGAGGTGCGATTATGATTCTAGACATGAACGGAAACCCGATGGTCAATACTCCCATTACTGGCGGCTTCGGTATGCCGAAGAACGCCTTCGCCGTTGCCAACGGCGGTGCCAAGCTCACCGACCTCAACGGCACGGATATGAATGATGTGACCTATTTCAACTACCTGTTCGAGATGATGGGCATTTACATGAGTGTGTTCGAGTGGTCCAATCTCCCCGAGGGGGTTGACGCTCGTATGCTTGAGTACTGGCTCATGCAGTGCGGTTACGTTGGTTTCCTCTACGATGAAGCACTCAAGGGCAGCCCTAAGGCCCGTGATGGTTTCGCCGTCATGCGACTGCGTCTCGATGGCGAGTATGACATGTACCAGCTGCCCGAGACCTATCATGCATACAGCGTCGATTCCAAGTACACCAACATCAAATGCGACTATGACAACGCCGTAATCATCTTCAACAACATGCTACGCGTATCACCGCTCCCAAACATGATGATGTACGCCAAGCGCCTTGCCAACATCGAGCGCACCACGGATGTGAACATCCAGAACCAGAAGGCCCCCAAGGTAATCAAGTGCAATGAGAAGCAGAAGCTCTCATATATGAACATGATGAACCAGGTGGCCGCGAACGAAGCGTATATCTGGGCTTCGGATAGGATGGACCTGCGCGATGTGGAGGTGCTGGACACCACCGCGCCTTATGTCGCTGACCGTCAGCAGGTAATCAAGCACCAGTATTGGAACGAGTTCCTGACGTTCGCGGGTGTCGAGAACACCAACACCGAAAAGAAGGAGCGACGTGTCTCCGACGAGGTTCTGGCCAACATGGGCGATGTGGAGGTCCACAGGTTCATGCGCATCGAGCCACGCAAGACCGCTTGCGATGAAATCAACAACCTCCTCGATATGAAGGGTTACTTTGACGAGAACCCCGATGCTGAGAAAGTAGATGTGAACTTCCGCAGCGGCGTGTACATCCGCACCGACAAGGAGGGCTTCGCCCCGACCGCTGGCATGCAGGACGATTCCACTGGTTACGAGAGCGATGACGCATCTGCCAATTCGTTCCTCGCCGTCCTCAAGAAGCTGGTGGGTTCAAATGAGCAATGACAACTATGAGATTAGGCGCTACAATGAACTCAAGATGGTCAGCGCCGAATTGTATGACCAGATTAAGAAGGGCTACGGACGGCATATCGACAACCTCACGTGGTTCCTTGAGTTCATGGACGAGATGTTCCCAGACCTGACAGGCGGTGAATATGAGTAAGTACACTGTTCAGCTTCGTTATCTCGTGGAGCAGTTCGCCGCCGACCACGGGGCCAACGGCATCGACCCCAAGAACTGGCCGCTCGCCTACCCCATGCTTGGTCTCTCTGGCACGGTGAACACGCTGAACCTCCCTCCCTACCCAGTTCTTTCCGAGGATGACCGCGACCGAATCAACCGCAAGATTATCCAGCGCTACTGGTTCAACGAGATTGGCCAGGAGACCACAGGGCAGTTCGCGTGGATGCTCAACGAATCCATGAACCGCATCATGCCGTATTACAATCAGCTGTATAAGGCTAAGATTGACAACGCTCGGAAGCTGCTTGATGAAACTTGGGATGTGGATAGAACGAGCGCTCTTCTCCGCAAGACCACCAGCATGGACACTGGCACCGCCGAGGGTAACACCACCGCCACGTCCAATGATTTGAACAGGATGCTCGATACCCCGCAAGCGCGTATCGAGAACTTGGATGATGGCTACCTGACCAACGCGAGCAAGGGCGAATCCAAGACCACTGGTTCAAACAGCGTCAGCGACACGAGGAACAGCACAGCCAACCTAGATGATTCAGGAACATCCACGGAGAGCGGGCACCGCATCCGTCCCGAGCAGTGGAACAACATCGTATCCATCGGGCGCGAATTATTGAACATCGACAACATGATTATCAATGACATGGAGCTACGAGATTGCTTCATGCAAATATGGTAAGGAGGTAATGATGGATTACGGATGCGAGGTGAGTTGCCGGAGGTCACTGCCCGCAGTCTACGATGACAGCCTGTCGTACTATGAGCAGCTGTGTAAACTGTACAGGTGCCTGAACAAGGCCATCGAACATGCGAACATGAATTCCGCCGACATCGCCAAGCTTAAAGAGGCCGTGAAGGCGCTCGGACAATTGCTAGACGAATGGGCATCCGGCAAGTTCGATGATGTCATCCGGGACGAGGTGATTAAGTGGGTCGGGGAGAATGTCGAATTGATTTTCGAGACCTACTGCAAACAGGTGTTCTTCGGCTTGACCAGCGACGGATATTTCTGTGCATACATCCCCAAGTCCTGGACTGAAATCGTCTTTGACACGGGGGCTGTTTATGGGGCGGAAAACTATGGACACCTTATTCTGCGCTTTGACGCTGATGGTAGTGGCGTAATTGATAACACGCCACCAGACTACCCCAATAAAAACCTTGAGGATGAAATCGAAGCCCTGCAAATCGACATGCAAGAGGTAAGGCACACGCTTTACACAGCTCTGACTGAAAGGTACATGTAATGGCAATCGCACCTATCACATTCGGTAAGGCCCTTCGCCCTTCCACGGTGGAGGCAATCAACAAGATAAACGAGATTATCCCAGTACTCAATTCTGTTGACCCCTCGGCAATCCAGGCGTTGCAAAGGGATGTCGAAACCCTTAAATCGACTACTGCAGCGACCAATAAGAATGTTGCTACTATCACCACGGATATTGGCAATATCAAGACGACGCAGGGTGAGCATACCACCGATATTGACAAAATCAAAGTCACCCCTTATACTCCACTTGCTTCACCCGATACCGACCCCTCTAAGAACTAGGAAAGAACATGGCTGTCACACAATATGTCGGGGCACGTTATGTGCCGCTTTTCTCTGAGCCGTTGGCTTGGGACCAGCAGAAAACTTACGAACCGTTGACTATTGTCTATGATAAGGGCAACTCATATACCTCACGTCAATTTGTGCCCGCTGGCATTCAGATTGACGATGTAAAGTACTGGGCGCTTACTGGTAACTACAACGCACAGATTGAACAGTATCGTAAGGAAGTCGCTCAAAACAAATCTGATATTTCTAGATTGAACAGTGAGATTTCGAGGGTTTCGTCTAATAGTTTGAAAACCTTCAGTACTTATACCGATGCGGCTTCATATTCTGGAACGGCAGACATTATTGTTAACGGGAATCTTTTTTCCAAGGGTTCAGGTAATGCTAATGGCCTTGACATCATTAACACTGCATCTGGGCCATATGTTCTCAAAGATAAGGTGTTGCACATTGACAAATCCAATGTTGCCGCAATCAGCGATGACACATCAATCTTCAACCGCGTGCGAATTATCAGCACTGTAAAAATCCCCATCTCAAAATCTATTACGTTGGATGATGGTGTAAACCTGGAAGGATTGACCTTCGAGCTAAGCGGGGATGGCGTGTTCATTTACCCTGGTAATGGCTCCTCCATCACCGATTGCAGCTTCTATGGTTCGGGGACCAATTCAAACGCTATTCGCACACTCAAAAATAATGTGCGCATCAGCAATTGCTACTTCGAGTATGAGGGTACTTCAACGGTAACGTTCATTGAAGCGGAAAACTGCGTGTTCTCGGGAAACACTATCAAGAATTACGCTGGTTTCGCCGTTCAGACATATAAGTGCAACAATATCATTATTGCTGACAATGTGATAGAAGGTAAATACTTCGAGGCTTCCCAAACGATTTCCTCGAATGTATTTACTATGCGGGCAGAATTCGCGCCTTCTAGAGTTGGAGTGCGAGTGGATGGAAAGTGCCTGGGAGGAAATGTTAATATAAGCGGCCAGCTTGTGAGTTATAATTCTTCTAGCAACGGTATGGGCGTTGGCCGCGCCTTTCTAGGTCTTGAAGCTGTGAATATCAATTCCGAATCCAAGTTCATCAGCGTGACTGGAAATGTTATTTCTAATTGCGGAGACAGTGGAATCGTTATTGGCAGTGACTACCACAACGGTCAAATTGACCCAACCAACACCACACTTGCTGAGCACCCAAGTAACATTACTATTACCAATAATAACATTGAAAACTGTCTCGCAAGTGGAATTGCTATCAACAACGCAAGCACGGGGGTGTCAATTGTTGGGAACACCATTTACAACACTGGTTTCTTCGGCACGGATGTTTTTCGCTCAGGTATTTACCTCCTGAACAATTATGAAAATGTATGCACTGGCAATGTTATCTCAAACTCCAACATCAACGGAAAGTTGACAAGCTATATAGATTACGGAATATCGCTTATCAGTCAACTAGACCATAGTGCTAATCTGAATGACCTTCTTTCAGTGGCAACCGTTTCGGGTAACTCGATTAACGCATCCCTCCAGTCCATCCGATTGTTCGCTGACACCATCCAACACACAGGAGTTCGCCGAGGCATATTCACTGACAGCAATCGAATTGAACTGCCCTATTATGCAAGCGATAATTTTTCATTCAAAAGCTTCGGTGAATACACTGTAACTAAAGCAGGCGCGCAAGAGAACTTATACAACGATGGTTCAATCACGATTGCTAGTGACTATGCTGATGTTACTAATATTCGCAAGCTCGGTTACACAGACAGCGTTGTAACCTACTGTTTCACAGTAGAGACCGAAGGAAAAATCATGCTTATTTCAAACGCAACGTGCACCTCTTCTGTAACACTCAAACCAGGAACCTATCAAATCCCAGTTGCGTGTTCAGGGCAATCATTGCGGCTGTACCAGGGTATCAAAGTAAAGAACCTAAAATTCATCTTCAATGAGCTTGCTTAACTTCATCGACATATCCAACCACCAGGGGAGGGCGGGTCTCACCGACCTCTCTCCCCTTCTCCCCCAGGTGGGCGGAGTGGTCGTGAAAGCCACGGAGGGGGCCAATTTCGTTGACGGGTATTGTGATAGGTACGTCCAGCAGTTGAAGAAGGCCGAAAAGCCCTGGGGTTTCTACCACTTCGCCAAGGACGGTTCGCCCGGGCAGGAGGCGTATTTCTTCCACAAGAACTGCGCCAACTACTTCGGCGAGGGCATCCCAATCCTCGATTGGGAGGGAAAGCAGGATGTTGATTGGGTCAACTCATTCGTGCGCCAGATTCACGACACGACGGGGGTATGGCCGTGGATTTACGCCAACCCGTGGCGTTTCAACCAGGGCGGCGTGGAACCCAACTGCATGAGGTGGATTGCCGCATACCCCAATGTCGCACATCCGACGTTCGACCAAGCCAAGACGTGGCAACCGCCAGCGACCGAAGGCGTGGTGGGCGCATGGCAGTTCTGCTCCGACGGGCGGTTGAACGGATGGAACGGCAACCTGGACTGCAACTTATTCTACGGAGACGAGGAGGGTTGGAATAGATACGCTGGTTTGAGGCACGAGCCTGAACCACCTGGGCAGCCCAATGAGCCTATATGGAAGGTAACTGAAAGTTCTGAAGGTAAAATTGTATTGGAGAAGGCGTAACTATGGATGTTGATTCCATCGTACAGATTATCAATTCTGTTGGTTTTCCTATCGTCGCTTGCTGTGCTCTGTTCTATTTCATCAATAAGACGATGGCGGAGAACACAAGCGCAACTAAGAAACTTGCAGATGGAATGTTGGAGATTAACCGAACTCTGTCAAACCTTGACGGAACGCTCAATGACCTCAAGGAGATGATTGAGACGAACCGTGACAAGATTGAGGAGAACACTGCAAAGACTGACGAGATTAAGGGACTGGTGAGTAAGTAATGCCTGAACCTGATAAGGGAAATCCAAACGTATTCAAGACATTTCAAGGCCGCTATACTGTCGATGTGGCAGAAGGGGCGATTTACGGCTCCGATGCTGTCATGTTGTCTTGTATCAATGACGTGATTTTCCTGGCCGATATCTTGAGCGATGATACAGGCTCCCTTATCACCCTGCCTGTGGAGTGCCGACCAAATGCAGCTGTGATGATTCCATGTTGCACCCCTAATGGTGTGAAGATGTTGGGCATCGGAATTGACGGCACGGTGTCTGGCGAGCCGACCACGGAGTATTATCTAAATGGCGTGACATTCAATATCTCGGGCAATTTCTATCGCTGATGTGTTATAATCGGGGTAGCGCAAAGTGCAGTACCAACGCTGCCCCGAACGGATGGGTCACGGTGAAACGTGCCGTAGGGAATGAGGAGTATCCCGACCTCGTAGCGAAACGGCTTTGTTGCGGACAGGTGGGCGGTGGCTCTTTAGATAAGCCGCCCACCTCATAGAGTGGTATTGCTCGGGAAGATTACGGTCTCCCGAGCTTTTCTTTTAAAGGTGTACTATGGCTATCGACAAATTCAAATACAATCCGCTGTACTTCGACCCCAGGACCACTTGGAGCTATAACGCAATCTACAATGAGGTGTACGGTGGGCGAGGTACTGGTAAGACATTCAATACCTTGGGCTGGGCTATCGAGCGCTGGATTAAAACACGCCATACTGATAAGCCGAGCGGTATCGTTTATCTTCGCCGTTATACCACTGAGCTTGAGAGGTTGACGAAGAACCCCGACAAGGGCACTGCCAAATTGTTCGATGATATCATCGCCAAGGGGATGTTCGCTGGCCATGAACTTAGAGCTGAAAACGATATCCTGTATTGCGATGACGAGATGATGGGCATTGCGCTGGCTTTGACAGACCAAAGTATCCTCAAGTCTATCCCGTTCCCTGATGCACGAGTGGGTATCTTCGAGGAGTTCGTAACTATTGACAGGTTCCGAGGATATCTCCCACATGAGGTGGAAGTGTTCTTGGAGTTGGATTCCACAATCGACCGTAACCGCGACCAGTTGCGCTGGTTCATGCTGGGTAATAAGTGCGATGCTATCAACCCGTATATGACTTATTGGAACCATGATATGCCGTTCAATAAAGAGCGAGAGCTGTTTGGCAATGATAACCAGATTCTAGTTGAGGACGTTAAGAACGAACAGTTCGTTGAAATGGTTAAGCAGACTAGACGCGGTAAGCTATTGAAGGAAACCAATTACGGTCGGTACGCTTATGATAATGAGAGCTTGAGGTCTAATACTAACTTTATTGGGAAGAAGCCATATACATGCGAGTATAAGTTTACGTTGGTATATTATTATCAGAAGCTGGGTATTTGGTATGATGTTAGGAATGGTAGGTACTATATCTCGCATGACGTGAATGAGGAGTGCCCTATCACCTATTGCGCTACTACGGAAGATATGCAGCCCAATACCATGTTGTTCCTGAAGAATAATAGGTCGCCATTTATTCAGCGGTTGATGCGAGCTTATGAATGTGGTTGTGTCTATTATGAGGATATGAAGCTGAAAAGTTGGTTCCGTGATATTGTAAAGATGCGTAGTTAGGATTGACTATGGCTGTGATGATTAAGGGTAGCGTGGCTGGTGTTACTGTTGACGCTGTTGGTAGCGATGGCGGTGATGGATTTTACTACTTTGTTTGCAACGGTGTATATCGTGTTAAACAGGATAATAGTAGCTATTGTGAAAAGTTGATGGAATACTATCAGCTTCAACGATGGGTTAAAGTGCAGGCTAACCTGTCAAGCGGTAGTTGGGATGGTGAGGGCGGTAATGGCAGTGTAGCTGGTAATAAGGATGTGGAAGCTGCTGTTAAATGGGCTATCGCTATTGCTAGTGATAACTCTCACGGTTATGACCAAGGTAAACGCTGGGGACCTGATTATGATTGTTCGTCACTAGTATATGAAGCATTTCGTGTAGGTGGAGGATTTAATCTTCCTGTACATTCTGGTTATACTGGTAGTATGGTTAATGACTTTACTAAGATAGGTTTTAAATGGATGACCAATATTGGTAATAGTCAGACTGGTCTACTTAGAGGTGATATACTTCTTAATACTGGTAAGCATACTGAAATTTATATCGGTGGCGGTATGAATGTTGGTGCTCATAGTAATGAGTTCGGTGGTATTACTGGAGGCAAAACTGGCGACCAATCAGGTCGAGAAATTAGTCAGGGACAGTATTATAGTTTTCCGTGGAATGGAGTATTGAGATATGTTGGCTAATATTACGTTTGGTATTATGATTGCTATGCTATTGGCTTTCTTGGGCATCGCTTTCGCTAGTGTGGTGATTACTGTGTGCGTTGTTAAAGATATGAAGTTCTGGCATGATCGAGAGCTGTTGGGTGAAGATGGTGAAAAGTGTGACGAGGTAGACGAGTAATCATTGGTGTGGAGTAT